CAGATTACTGGTGTAGTGGAGGCAATAGTAATTCAGGACGCAGATGTCGTTTGATTTTTCAGATTTAATTGACATACTTGACGGAGAAGAATTTGAAGAGCGTCCAGTAGACCTACAAACATTTGTTACTGATCCAAATTATTTAGGGCTGCCACAATTATCTGAACTACAGTATACGCTTATTGAAAAGTCTTCCCAGATATATAAAGAGTCCACTCTAATAAAGCTTTTTGGCGAAGAGGATGGAAAGCTAAGATTTAAGCAGACATGCAATGAAGTAATTGCACAGTTAGGTAAAGGTTCTGGTAAAGACTACACTGCTACGATTTCAGTTGCCTATCAAGTTTATTTATTGCTATGTCTAAAAGATCCAGCAACATACTATGGTAAGCCACCAGGTGACACAATTGATATCCTAAATATTGCTATTAACGCACAGCAGGCAAACAATGTTTTCTTTAAAGGATTTAAGACAAGAATTGAATTGTCCCCATGGTTTGCTGGAAAGTATGAGCCTAAAGCATCTGAAATTAAATTTGATAAGAATGTAAATGTATACTCAGGTCACTCTCAAAGAGAAGCATGGGAAGGATATAACGTTATAACTGTTATCCTTGATGAGATCTCTGGTTTTGCTATGGAGAATACAACTGGACACGACCAAGCTAAAACAGCTGATGCTATCTATGACATGTACCGTGCATCTGTGATGTCCCGTTTCCCAGACTACGGAAAAGTAATTTTACTTTCATTCCCCCGTTTCAAAAATGATCCAATACAAAAGTTCTATGAGTCTGTTATTGGAGAAAAAGAAACTATTATTAGAACAAAGACTCTTAAGATGGACGATGATCTACCAGATGGTACAGAGGGTAATGAGATAACGATTGATTGGGAAGAAGACCATATCATATCTTATTTATATCCTAAAACATATGCCCTAAAGAGACCAACATGGGAAGTTAATCCAACTAAAAAGATTGAAGATTTTAAGGTAGACTTTTACAAGAACTCCCTAGATGCTCTTGGTAGATTTGCATGCATGCCACCAGAGATGGTAGATGCTTTCTTCAAGTCACGTGAAAAGGTAGAGAAGGCATTTAATAATACTGCTCTTGCTGTAGATAGCTTTGGTAGATTAGAAGAATGGTTTAAACCAAAAGAAGATACAAGATATTTTATACACGTTGACCTTGCACAAAAACATGACCACTGTGCAGTCTCGCTAGCACATGTTGAAAGATGGGTTAATGTTAGAGTTACAAACGAGTACTCTCAGCCAGCACCAATTGTTAGTGTAGATGCAGTTAGATACTGGACACCTACGCCTGATAAGTCTGTTGATTTTACTGAGGTTAAAGACTATATACTTGCACTTAAAACACGTGGGTTTAATATAGGAGTCTGTACATTTGACCGATGGAACTCCCATGATATGATGCAGCAGCTAAAGCAATATGGAATTAATACTGAAATTTTGTCGGTGGCTAAAAAGCATTATGACGATATGGCTATGGTTGTATTAGAAGAAAGACTTAATGGGCCATACATACCACTTCTAATTGATGAATTGTTGCAGTTAAAAATTATGCGTGATAAGGTTGATCACCCACGAAAAGGTTCTAAGGACTTAGCGGATGCAGTCTGTGGATCTATATTTAATTCAATTAGTAGGACAAGGCCAGATATGAATAATGAAATAAACATTCATACATATGAGTCAATGTCAATACACGATGATTTTAGTAGAGACAACCCAGATGTAACATCAACTAATATGATTAGGGCACCAAGAATGCCACAAGATTTAAGAGAAGCAATGGACAGGATGCAAATAATATGAGTGAATATCAAGATAAAGCTAAAGAGTGTAAGTGCTGTGGCAAGCATGTTCCACTTCCAACTGTATTGAGAGAGTTTAATGGCATAGTTGTATGCCCAACTACATTTGCCAATATAATGGAATACACCAGAGTTTGGAACTCTATTGGATCAAGACCTCCTGGTAAAATAAGAAAACATTTTTCAGAATATGTACAGCAGATAGTTGAAAAAACCATTGACAATAACGATAAGGTTATACTATAATTGCAACTAGGCAACAGTAGCTTAGTTGGTTAAAGCCCCGAACTCATAATTCGGTAATCGTAGGTTCGAGTCCTACCTGTTGCACATGGGAGAATATGTGAAAGATATAGAGTACTACATAGAAATCGGTGCTGTTTCAGTTGAAGGCATTGATGAAGACGGAGAGTTTATTTTTCTCATAACAGAAAAGGCCAAAGATATTGCGCCTGAGTTATGGAAAGCACACACAGAGTATATTGATGATGCAATGCTAAAGTTATTTGAAAGTGGATTTTTAAATGTTTCATATGATGAAAATTTAGAGGCAACCTTTTCGCTAAGTCCAGAAGGAGAAGAGATGGCAAAGACCCTGGGGCTAGTAGAAATGAATCAAGACGAAGAAGATCAATAGAATACCTCTGTAGCTCAGCGGAAGAGCAACAGACTTCTAATCTGTTGGTCGCTGGTTCGATTCCAGCCAGGGGTGCGATACGTTTGTATCACTTATATATAAGGAGAAACATGAAAACAATAGGAGATAAACTTGGTAACTTTGCCGTTATCGGAGTTAAACCTGGAGCGTTATCTTATGACGACTCATCTTTTGAAGTAATAAACCAGGATTCTTTTCCAGGCAAATGGAAAATTATTGCATTCTATCCAAAAGATTTTACCTTTGTATGCCCAACAGAAATTGTTGCATATGATGCTCTTGTAAATGATTTTAATGACCGTGACGCAGTCCTTATGACTGGATCAGTGGATAACGAGTTTTGCAAAATTGCATGGCGCAATGCTCATGAAGATTTAAAGAAAACTAATTCTTGGTCTTTTGCAGATACAGCACATCAATTAGCTGGTGACCTTGGAATTCAACACTCTTCTGGAGTAGCCTACCGTGCAACATTTATTGTTGATCCAGATAATATTATCCAGCATGTAACAGTAAACAATTTAGATGTAGGAAGAAATCCAGATGAAACTCTTCGTGTTCTAGATGCTCTTCAAACTGGTGAGCTATGTGCATGCAATAGATCACTTGGCGGAGAGACTCTATAATGTCTTGGGTTGGTCAGATCAATGAAAATCTTCCAGAGTATGCTAAGGACATTAGATTAAATCTAGATTCAGTAATTAATAGATCAACTATTGATTCAGAACAGGCAACCTATCTTGCATTAGCTGCAGCCTTTGCTACTGGAAACGGAAAGCTTGTTGCTTTTATTACAGCAAGTGCAACAGACGAAGTAGAAAGAAATGCGGCACTTACAGCTGGTGCTATCATGGCACAAAATAATGTTTGGTATCCATACATTGAGATGGCAGATGATGCTAACTTAAAAGGGTTACCAGCGCAGCTTAGAATGAATGCAATAGCATCTCATGGCGGTACTACAAAAGCAAGATTTGAGGCTTACTCGTTAGCTTCATCTATTGTAGGGAAATGCCATTTCTGTGTTAAAGCACACTATGAAACATTGAAAGAGGAAGGCTACTCAGTCGAGCAGTTGCGTGATATCGGAAGAATTGCAGCAACAGTAAACGCATTAGCAAAGATACTCTCAGCTTAATATATGTCCTAGGCAAGACTTAAAACTGCCTCAAGTTCCTATAGCTCAGTCGGTAGAGCAGCAGACTTTTAATCTGCGGGTCGATGGTTCGAGCCCATCTGGGGACACAAATATAAAAATGGTATAATTAAAGTAATCAATTTTCTAGGAGGAAATAAAATGGCAGCAGTACAAGGATCAGCGGCAAGACTAGTAGAAGTAGCTCTTGCAGAAGTTGGATATATTGAAGGACCAAAAGATAACGAAACAAAGTATGGCAAGTTTGCTAAAGCAAACTTTCAACCATGGTGCGGAAGCTTTGTTATGTGGTGCGGAAATGAGGCTGGCGTAAAAATTCCTAATACAGTTTACACACCAGCAGGAGCACAAGCATTTATTAAAGCTGGTACATGGCAGAAAGCAGAAGAGGCAACACCACAGCCAGGAGATATCCTGTATTTTGATTTCCCAGGAGACGGTGTCGATAGAATTTCTCACGTTGGAATTGTTGTAAAGGACAATGGAGACGGAACAGTAACATGTGTAGAAGGAAACACCAGCTCAGATAAAAAGGGAGACCAGAGAAATGGTGGAGAGGCATGCCTAAAGGTTCGTGCATACAAGAAAAAGAACGGATCAAAGCTACGCAAGTCACAGCCAGTAGCAGTAGTAGGATTTGGAAGACCAGCATTTGGTGTAGCAGTAAAGCCAAAGGCAGAAAAGCCAGCAGCTAAAAAAACTGAAACAGTAAACACAACAACATTAGAAGGCATTAAGAAGGCGTCTAAAAAGACAACAAAGTAATGTTTGAATACTATGTAAAAAAAGTAACAAACGTTGTTGATGGAGACACTATTGATGTTGACATCGATTTAGGATTTAGTATATCTTTTAGTTCACGAGTAAGACTTGCTGGAATTGATACACCAGAAAGCAGAACTTCAGATAAAGCAGAAAAAGTTCTTGGTCTTGAGTCAAAAGAATATCTTAAGTCAAAGATTAAAGATGCTAAAAGCGTTGTAATTAAAACTGAAAAGATGGACAGCTCAGAAAAATACGGAAGAATATTAGGGTGGGTATATCTTGATGGTTCAGAAGTTTCAATTAATGAGCAAATGATATCTGAAGGATACGCTTGGGGTTATCTTGGAGATACCAAAGTAAAAGATTTTGACGCATTAGCAAAAGCTAGGGCAAAAGCAAAAAAGTAGTTGCAATCCTAGTCACCTAAATGGTATAATAGTATGGTCACCTGCCAAATGGGGGTGACCATATTACTTGCTTAAAAGGAGAATAAAATGGTAACACAATTTGCTATGGATCTATTTAAGGATCCATTTTTTATTGGCTTCAACAGAGAGTTGGAGCGTTTCAATAGTCTTAGTAAGGTAAACAATACGGCATTCCCGCCATATGATTTGCTAAAGCTAGACGAAGATAACTATCAGCTAACGCTGGCAGTTGCTGGATTCACAAGAGAAGATCTGACTGTGTCAATTGAAGACGGAAGTCTTTGGATCACAGGTGAAATTACAGAAGTAACAGATGCAGAAGTTGTCCACAAGGGAATCGCTGCACGTAAGTTCACAAGAATCTTTGAACTAAGTGAATACATGGAAGTTTCTAGTGTAGAACTAAAGGATGGCATGTTGCATATCCGTGTAGTTAGAAATCTACCAAAAGAAAAACAACCAAAAATTCTAAAAATTAAATAACCGTGAGACCTGGGTATGTCCTAAAACTACCCACTTAACAGAAAGATTAAAATGATTATTCAAATAATTGGTCTCCCAGGTTCTGGAAAGACAGAGCTTGCAAAAGCTTTAAAAGAAAGAATTAACGCAATACATCTTAATGCAGATGAAGTCCGTGCAACAGTAAATTCTGACCTAGGATTTAGTGCTGAAGATAGAATAGAGCAAGCAAGACGCATGGGAGAGATGGCAAGATTAATTGCCAAGCAAGGAGTAGCACCAGTAGTAGTTGACTTTGTTTGTCCTACAGAATTAACTCGTGCAGCATTTGGTAAGCCAGACATTCTTATCTTCATGGATACAATAGAAGAGGGAAGATTTGAAGATACAAACAAGATGTTTGAAAAGCCAGAAGATCCTGATGCAAAATTTGATAGTCACAAACTAGATGCTGAGCAAAAAGCTTCAGTAATTATTAGTTATTTTAATCTTCACGATTGGTCAGCACCAACTACATTAATGCTTGGTAGGTATCAGCCATGGCATGAAGGACATCACGCATTATATGAAGAGGCGGGAAAGAGAACAAAGCAGGTGCTGCTTGGTGTGCGTAACACATATAAAACAAGCGAGAAGGATCCACTTAAGTTTGATCAGGTAAAAGAATATATTGCCAAAGATGAATTTATGGATGGTGCATTAGTATTAAGATTACCTAACATTACTAATATTGTATATGGTCGTGATGTAGGATATAAGATTGAGCAAGTAGATTTGGGGGCAACAATTCATGCTATTTCAGCTACTCAAAAGCGGATTGAAATGGGTCTATAACATTTTCTTTGACAACAAGATTGCGGATGCAGAGGCAAGACTGTATTCTAATTGGTTTAAAGAAGAGGTAGACGATGAACGTCTCTAAAAAAAGATCATTTGCCAAGTCTTTGACATGGAGAGTCATTGCTTTACTGACAACCTTTATTACTCTTTATGCTTTAAGCAAGGACATAAATATGGCTACAATGGCAACTATTATAACAAATGCTGTTAATTTTATTTGTTATTACTACCATGAAAGAGTATGGAACTCATTTAATTGGGGTAAAGAGTGACAGTAACTAGAGCGAGATCATTTACTAAAGCACTTAGTTATCGCATATGGGGAACACTATCATCATTTGTTGTTGCTTATGTGATTACTGGAGACGCAACCCTATCAGGTGCTATTGCTTTTTGGGAGACAGTAGTTAAAGTCTTTATTTACTACGCACATGAGCGTGGGTGGAACCACATTCAGTGGGGTAGAAAATGAAATTTCATTGGATGGTCAAGAACAATCTTAATCCCAAAGATTTAAAAACCCTATCTAAGGTCATAGACTTTTATAAGTATGATTCTATGCTACTGACATTCCACTCAGACGAATCAGACTATTGGATTAAGGCTGCCCATGCAATTAATACTGAGGACAAGGTTAAGTATATGATTGCTATTAGACCATATGCTATAACAGCAGCCTATTGCTCTATGATGATAGACGCATTTAATGAGATTGAGCCAGGCAGGATATCTTTGAATATAATAGCTGGCACATATGACGATGATCAAGCATTGTTTTGTATCCCCACTTCAATAGAAGACAGGAAGAAGCAAAGCGCTTTGTTTGTTGAAAGACTTAGAGCTGTAAATAAAAATTGCCCAGAGATATTCTTTAGCGGTTCATCTAAGGAAACTGCTGAAAGCGTAGCCAAGTTTGGAGATGGACAGATAGTCACCCTATCAAAATTTGATGAGCTTGGATCACAGGGCGGAAGAACGATAGTAAGACTATCAGCTATTATAGATGACCACGCTAAGTTTATTTATGACGGCATGCCAAATGGCAAGGAAAAGAATAATACTATATTTGGTAATAAAGAAGAGATAAAGAATCAAATTAAACAGTTGGAAAATCAGGGTGTAACTGATATACTTATATCTAATACATCTTTTGGTAAGAATGATTCAGATATACACCAAGTTGTGCTAGAGATTTTAGGAGAAGATAGTGCCAGTTTATGAGTATAAGTGCAGCGAAGATGATGCACATGCAACCATGTCAGTACATAGATCAATTGTGGAAGATGACCCAGGCTACGAATGTGTAGAATGCGAGTCACCAATGATAAGACACTTTACTCCATTTGGGATACAGTTTAAAGGTAATGGCTTTTATAAGACAGACAATCCTAAGTAGTTTAAATTAACATTCTGGTATAATTACTAAGTAAGCAAAAATATTGCATTACTTAGGAGATACCTAGTTGACTAGAAAGTTACAGTATTCTTTAACCAGCCTTTTTATAATGGGCTGGCTTTTCCTTTTTGGACCAAGCATTGCAAATGCAGAGGAAGTTACAGTTCAAATAACGCCTGCAGATCCAAGTTCAGTTTCAGATACTGCCACAGCAACCACTCCTATTACAGTTGAGATAGTCGCAGATAAAGTAGAGGCGGCACAAACAACTTTATCACAAGCAGCAGAAACTCAAGCATCAACAATAGTAGCAACAATACAGGCTAATGTCCCAAACACAGATACTCAAGCTGCTACAACAATTGCTACAACACAAGAGCCTATAGCCACAGCTGTTGCTGAAGCTACCGTCAAGGTGCAAGAAGCCAACAATGCAATACAGTCTGCTGAGACTGCAGTAGCGGTAGCAGAAACAGCCCAATCAGCAGTTGAATCACAAACTGCAGTAGTTGCTACAGCGACAACAAATCTAAATAATGCTCAAACAAATTTAAATACAGTAACTCAACAGGTTGAGTCTCAGACTTCTGTAGTTGCTACAGACACCACACATCTTGCTACAGCACAGGCAGCAGCAGATGCCTCAGCTGTAGAAACAACAACCAATGGAATTGAGGTAACAACATACGCATCACCTGGAGGACAGCAGCCACCACTTCCAGCAGAAAATGCAACACCACTTTCAACCACAACAGTTCCTTATATAGCTCACCAATTTGGAAGCGGTCAGGTATTTAATTCTGGCAGAGTGGACAATGTAATTGTAAAATTTGAAGGAACGATTACGGTTCCAGAAGAAGCAGTAACGGTAAAATATGCAATACATTCAGACGATGGAGCAAAGATGTATGTTGATGGACAACTTGCAATTAACGAATGGATTGATAAGGGCGGAGGGTGGAGTCAATACTCTCCAACCTATAACACCGCTACAGATAAGCAACAGGACTTTACTATTTGGTACTATGAAAATGGTGGAGGTTCACAAGTTATACTTGGCTGGTTAATAATGAGGCAGGACGGAAGTGGATATTTTACCACTCCAAATCAAACAGCATTTGCGACCACAATAGTTACAAAAGATCCTGCATTAGTTGCCGCAGTTGCTACTGCACAAACAACTCTTAACGCTGATACCGCAGTACTTAATACTCTTACTGCACAAAAGACTGCTGCAGAAGCAGTAGTTGTAGATAAAACAGAGGTAAAAGCAGTAGAAGTTGCTACACTTACTCAGCTTACAGAAACTGCTACAGTAACAGTTCAAGCAGCAGATACTCTTGCTAATACAGCAACAACAAAAGTAAATGAAGCAGTAACTGCAATGACAAATGCAGCACAGGTTACAGTTAATTATTATGCAGAGCAGCAAGCAGCAGCCCAAGCAGCAGCCAACGCCGCAGCAGAAGCCGCAGCAGCCCAAGCCGCAGCACAAGCAGCCGCAGCACAAGCAGCCGCAGCCCAAGCCGCAGCAGCCCAAGCAGCAGCAGAAGCCGCTACTAAAGCAGCAGCGGAAGCTGCAGCAAAGGCAGAAGCAGAAGCTAAAGCCGCAGAAGAAGCCGCTGCTAAAGCAGAGGCTGACCGTATAGCCTCAGAAGAAGCCGCTGCTAAAGCAGAGGCTGACCGTATAGCCTCAGAAGAAGCCGCTGCTAAAGCAGAGGCTGACCGTATAGCCGCAGAAGAAGCCGCTGCTAAAGCAGAGCAAGAATCTAAAGAACAAGCTGAAGCAGATGCAAAGGCAGAAGCAGATAGATTAGAAGCAGAGGCAGAAGCTGCAGCGCAGGCAGAAGCGGATGCAAAGGCTGAAGCAGAAGCAAAGGCTCAAGAAGAAGCAGACGCTAAAGCAGAGGCGGAAGCTAAAGCACAAGAAGAGGCAGATGCAAAAGCGGAAGCTGAAGCAAAAGCTGCAGAACTAGAAGCAGCAAAAGCAGAGGCAGAGGAATTAAAAAAAGCAGCAGAAGAAGGCAAACTAACTGAAGCACAAAAAGAAATTGTTGTAGAAAAATTAATAGAAAATCTTGCACCAGGTCAATCAGTTTCAGCAGCAGATATTAAAGCTGCTGGTGTTTCATATTCTGACTTACCAGCATCCACACCTGTTGAAGTCAGAACAGATGAAAATGGTAATGCGCTTGTAATTACTGCAGCAGTTGCTGCAAATATAGAATTAGTTCAAGATCCAGGAGCATTGCTAGAGGCAGCGCTGACCAACCCAGCAGCAGCAATAGCTGCTCTTGGCAGCATAGGCGCAGATATGACTGATGAAGAAAGAGAAGAGGCAACAGACATGGTTGTTGCCACAGTAGTTGCAGCAGGTGCAGCAATTAATGCAGCAGCAGTTGCTACAGGAGGAGCCACAGGGGGTGGCACAGGAGGCGGAGGAAGTTCTGGTGGAGGCTCAGGAGCAAATTCACCAGGTTCACGAGGAGGACGAAGATGGTAAGAATAATAAAGAATATCCTAAAAGATATGGTTGACCAAGCATGGACCCTTCTTGGTATGTTTATTGCTTGGGTTGTTTTGGATGGTAGTGCAAAAACAATTGTTGGCTATGGAATTATTGCCACAACTGCATTGTGGATATTAACCAGCCCAATAAGAAATAGAGAGGGGGACTAAAATGAATAGCGTAAAAAATATTAAAAATATATTAATGCGTATAATAGCAGTCTTCGCAGCAAATGGCCTAGCAGTTATTGGCGCTGGAGCAATAGCAGGTATATCAACTGCAAAAGCTATAACCGTAGCTGGATTAACAGCTGTAGCGGCTGTAGTTGAAAAATTAGCTCGTGCTTTTATGGACGACGGCAAGCTTACAGCAGATGAAATTAATGCAGCATTCTCAACAGTAGATAAGAGTGCAAAGACAGTGGCAGACGTAGAGGTTGAAAATCGTAGAATTTCAACTAAAGCTGCTACAAATAAAGCATAAAAATGCTATACTATTACTATGCATAAATATATTGTAAAATTATTAGTAGAGGTCGAGGTTGAAGCATTTAACCTAGATGACGCTACTGATTATATAGGAGATATATTTAATATTGATGATGAGATCAAAAAGGTTAACATATCTTCAATAAAAGAAAAAAAGTAAATTTCTTGACACAACCGCAGTAGTTACTGTATAATTATAGTAATGCTGCGGTTCTGTCTATTGGCCCATAGCTCAGTTGGTAGAGCGCAGAGCTGTTAACTCTGATGTCCCAGGATCGAGACCTGGTGGGCCAGCGAAATAAATCAGGCGGACTTACTGATAGGAATGAAGTGCTTCATTTAACAATGCAAGGCGTTGAGATATTTATAAATAGATCTCAAACAAAAGTTCAAAAATCTTTTTGGGATAATTATGATTTAGTTATCTGGAAAAAAGATTACAACGGCTACTCAGATACAAGTGGCATGTTCCATGATAATCAATGGGGTAAGGCAGAAAAAATTTCTGTCAACGGTAAAGGTATCTGGAAGCTGCCAAAAAAATATGTCAAGTATTTTAAGTAATCTAGGCATAGAAGAAGAAGATCCAAATTGGTATAAGCTTGCTTTATGCCTAGGTATGGACACAAATCTATTTTTTGATAAGTATGAGTCAGATATAAATATAGCCAGGACAATTGATGAGGCATGTCTTTCTTGCCCAGTGATAGCTATATGTTATGAAAACGGAATTAATAATAATGACTATGGAGTATGGGGTGGAGTTTATTTAAATTCTGGTTCTATAGACAAGGTCAGGAACTCACACAAAACAAAAGAAGTATGGAAAAGATTGAAGGCTAAACATGTTTATTGATAAGAACAATGGTAAAGATCATTTTAAGTATGGTATTAATCAATGGACTGGTGAGCCAAATAAGCCAGTATTTTATACAAAAGAAATGGCAAAAAAACTAAGGGAATTAAAAAAGCCCACCTCTAATTTAAATATGGATATAGTTAAGTATCCAGAATTTTTAGCAATAAGATTATATGAAGATAATTTTAAACAGTTTGATGGATCAATGAGATTAAGAGTAATTGAGTATGTTGAAATGGTTAAAAATATCATAGAAACCTATGGTGTTAGATGCGAATTAGAGGGAGCACCAGGTGAAGGAAAGCGCTGAAGTAATAAATATAGTATACATATATTCTGAACAGTGCTACGGAATGGTAGATAGTCTTGGAATATATGCATCCGAAGTTACATATGTTAAAGATGGAATTGACTATAGAGAAATTATTGATAATGAAGATTTTATTATCATGAATGAAATTGTATTAACACACATAGAGGAATAGTATGAATGAATTAAAGCCAGAGCATGATGATGTTGTAAATAGATTTGTTGAAAGTCAAAAAAACAACCATGCATCCTACATGCTAACAATTGCTCGTGATGGGGAAAGCCCCGCAAGATCAATCTATCATTTAAATAATGCTATTGATGCTGCAGAGGCATACAATAGATACCAAGACTGGGGTTTTGCAAAAGAATACCTAACTGTCAGCCTCTATGAACCAGGTGGCAAAATTACTACAAAGGTGCTAAAAAGACCAAAGGCTGGCGAATGTGTATTTGTAAAAGCAGACTATATAAAGGCAGAAGAGATACTTTTATCAGTAAAACCACACCTAGACCCAGAGATATATGCTATACTAATCAAAGATTTTGCAGGATTATTTTCAAGAGATAACATCAGATTTGATGTTTCTAGATTTTTTAAATCTACACAATGCGAAGAGGTAAATGAATAATGGAAAAAGTTTTATGCTATAGCTGTAATAAGACAAAGAATCAACTGAATCTTAGAAAGTCCACATTATTGCCAATCAATCTTCTAATGTGCGAGACATGCATAACATCAAAATTTGAGCCAAGATGGGTAATCATTTTGTCTGGAAGACAGTATGGATCAGAGTCTGTAAGAGATTTTGTTATCAAAAAAAGATACTGTGGAAATGATATTACTGCATCTGAATTATTAGTTTAATAAACATTATTAAGGTATAATAGATGTATAATGCAGATATCAATAGCAGAAATCATAGTAGCCATCCTAGCCGCACTTCTCAGCGGACTGGGTACTGGAGTCATTGCTGGGCTTAGAGAGAGAAGAAGAGAAAAGCTCAGAAAAGAAGAAAAGGCACAGGATAATTTAAAGATAGAATTAAGAGATCTTCAAATTAAATTATATAAGCTTGAGCGGGATTTAGATGAATGGAAAGATAAATATTATGAGGCCATTCAAGAGCTAATTGCAGTAAAGGCTG